AGCCATTTCTTTTGGGCTATCTATTAAATGTTGAGCAAGAATAGAAACAGCTGTAGATTTATAACCATCTTCTAAATCTGAATAAACAAATTCTCTAATAGCTTTTCCATTTTTTTGAACAAAACCTGTAGCTTGATCAAACATCTGAGGAGCTGTTCTAGATATTCCATAAGGTGTTTGTCTTAATACAGATACATTAGAAGGTGTAATAGTATTATCTGTTGAGTCAGGAATATAATATTCACCACCATCAGTAAATACTTGTAAATCTTTTCCAGATACCATGTGTCTAATTTCATTAACTTCATTACCTGAAATAGCAGTATCAATACTTTCATCATCTAAACCTGTACCTAAATCAAAATTAAAATAATCACCAATCTTAGACGCAGTAACACCTGCAGGTCTAGATTTAAATCCTGCTAACCATAATCTATTGTGGTGAAAAGTTACTGCTTGAGGATAACCTCTTAAACTAGAAACTACTTGCTCATCCCATTCGGTAGTTGCAGTAGTATTAGTTAGTGTTTCATTACAAGTAGCTGTAACTTGTGTTGCACTAGTATAACCAGATATAGTCATTGTTTTTTTATTTTTTCGAATAACCACTCCTACCCAAGCAGATGTAAAAGTATTAGCACTAGCTGTTACAGTTACTGAACCTGTTGTACCACTTGTAGATATTGTAGTATCAGTATTAGCAAATTTATAATATGGTTCGTATCTTGGATAACCACCAGATCCTGTTGCAAAATCAAATTGATATACTACAAAAGATGATGCAGATTCTCTAAATATTCTTCTTGTTGGATTATTTCTATGAGTAACAAATATTGAATCTCCAAATTGAGCAAAGTTTAATTCAAATAATTGAGCTGTAGTCCAATTAGCATTAGTTGTGTAATTAGAAGTAAGAACAGAACCACTTGTATTGTATACATCCATTCTTTGATTAGATAATACTATAATAGCTACTTCATCATCAGAAAATACAAATGGAATTATTCTAGACTCTGCAGGAAGTGTTGCCAAGTATGTAGTACCTGGTCTTCTCATTAATCCACCTTCTGCTAATAATGCAAAATTTTTACAGCTTTTAGCTCCTTGAAAATATGATGGTACATCAGTACGAGTTGCTAATAATGGGTTTAATTCACCTGACGAAAAGTTCGTAATTACGGTCTTTAATGTTCTTCCCATTATACATCCGTTCTTGTAGATCTTCTCATATTAATAAATCTATTAGTATCTAAGACTTTTGTAGTTGTTTCAGAAGAATCAATATTTTTAGCTATTAACATTTGTCTTTCTGCCATTTCTTTAAATTGTTTAATCATTGCAGAATCTCTAGCAACAGAACCAGCAAATATAGAAGCTAATTCATATTCTAATGCTAAAACAAAATGAGGTGGGAAATATGCTTCATCTACTCTGTATACATAATCCATAATTAATGTGCTATTAGAACCATAACCATCTACATAAATGTAGTCTTGGTATCTAGCATATGGAATTACATAATCATTAACTGTAATTGTATTTATTTGTAAAACTTCAGGATTAGTAGGTACTTGATATGCATAATCATATCTTCCTGTTGGTGTATTAGTTAATAATGAAATCTGTTTTTGAGTTGTAGCAAATCTCCATTTATGTCTAGTAAGAGCTGCTTTAGTTATATCTTCGTATACATTATTGGCAACTAATGCTTCTGTGCTTCCATCAGTAAATGATGTAATAGGTTGAGCACCTATCATTACTAAAGCTCTTGCACATATATCTATTTTTGTTATTGCCATAATTTTAAAAAAAACAACTCAGGGGGATTGCTCCCCCTAAGTTTTAAGCGTTATGCTAATAATACAGTAGTAACTGTACTAGAAGATGAAGCTGAAACCATTAAAATGTCAACTACGCCATTTGAACCCCCACTGTTAACAAAAATTATGTCACCAGCTTTAAGGTTTGCGTAATCAGCAAGAAAATAATCTGCATCATCTATTGTGCCAATTGCATCTCCGTCAGTGTAATACCAAAGAGAGTTACTAGCACCCATCTGTGAAATTTTTTTCACAGGATTATCAGTTGAGTAAGCCATGTTATTTATCTCCTATTTTATTATTACTCTGCACAAAGTTGAACTCTAGCAGCATCGCCATCGATTTCTACTGCACCTAAAGATAACATTGAAGTTATTAGGTGAGATACTTTCTCAGGAATGTAGTTTACTTCTGTTCTAACATCAGAACCTATACCACAACCAATTGCTGATTTGTGGAAACATAGAGTCTTTCTGTTTGAAGAAGCAGTAGATAATCCAGAGTGTACGAAGAATAAGAATCCCATCCATCTCTTAGCAGTAATACCACCAGGGAACGGTAATTCATTAGGGCCTACGTATTCTACTCTAGAAAATTGATCTATTGATAATAGATCAGACCATTGTTTTGGCCCAACTACCCAGTACCTTTGACCATCATCAGGAACATCATTTCCATTAAAAATTTCCATCATGTTCTTTGCTTTGATCAAAGACATACCAGTTGCTGAACTGTTTACATTGTTAGCGATTGAAGTTGAAGAATCAAGTACATCAATAAGCACTTGGTCAGTTTTTCTACCAAGAGCATACGCTGCAGATGAAGCAACAACTTGTCTTTCGTCAATGTTTACCTTTAACTCGTCAAGTTTATCAACGTAGTCAGCTGCATAGTAATCAGTTAAAGTAGCAGACACGTTAGTGTGAGCTAGATCCATTGCTACTACTTCAGCATGTCTTGCTTTAGTGTTAGCAGATCCTTTAGCTACTTTCTGAAACTTAACAGTTGATCCATTGACACCATTAACTGTTCTTACTAAATTTTTCAATTTGCTTCCCATTCTTTGGTAAGCCATATGAACTTCAGCTTCGAACTGAGTAATAAAGGCATTGTTTATCGAACTTGCCATTGTTATGTCCTTTGTTGTTAAGTGTTAGTGTTTACCGATTATCTTTTTATGCAGAGGATTGTTATCCAATTAAGGGCAATCATTGAACTTAAAAAGGTCTTGGAATAGGAATATTATATATAGGTATGTATTAACAACGCACAATTATATCCATTTTTTGGGAATAGTAATCACTTCACCAAATTCAATTGTACCATCTTTATCTTGAGAATATGTGCCAAATAGAGTTATAAAATCTTTAGTATCTTTATAAACCCAGAAATCACCTGTTGTACACTTAGCTGGTTCTGCAGCATCCATTTGTGCTACAGATAACCAACCAGTTTGTGATACACAGTCTAGCCATTTTAATGGCTTTTTAAGTTTTTTAAAATTAAACTTTTTGACCTTTGTATGCTTTTTCATACAGCTCCGTTACTCGTCTTACATACGCAGGATCTCTCCTTGCACTGTCGTAATATCTAGGATCATTAAGCATTGACTTAAGATCATCCATAGTTGCAGCGACATCGACCTGAGTAGGTGCTGTAGGCATACTGCTGTCTTTAGTAAGTTTCATTACTTCTTCAAGAGCTTTAACTCCATTAGCAGTAGAAGCAAAACTTGAAATAGCATTATATGCATCTGGGCTAAGATGTTTCTTAGACCACATGTTTGCAGCTTCAATTCTTTCCTTACCTGCATCTCCAAGTTTTTGTCTTTCAAGATCTGGGTTAGGAAGATTAGCTGTTGCATTTTCAATAAAAGCATTTACTCCAGCATCATATTGCTCTTGAGATAATCCTGCTTCTTTTGCAGTTTTACCCCACCATTGTACAATGGGCATATCTTCTGAAATAGTTACTTTTGTATTTTCATCCATTTCTGGAACATTAAGTTTATAACTTTCTGGAACTTTACTAAGTCTTTCATTTTCAAGATCAGTCCTAATTTGCTTAGACAAGTCCTCTGTTCTTGAACCTAGTTTAGATTCCAAAGAGTTATATGATGAAGCTAAGTTTTCAATATTAACTTCTTTTGTATCAGCGTTCCAAAACTTATCCTGAATGTAATCTGGTTTAGTTACCTCTGAAGGTGTTTCAGTGGCGATTGGTGCTGAAGGTGCATTATCATCTGCCATCTTGTTCTCCTTTTTTAATGCGAGTTTTTATTACTCCAACAAGGAATCGCATACCTTCCAAGTGAAATAGTCTGTTGCTATCAATGTTTGGCCCAGCAACAGCTTCAATAGTAATAGATTGTAAATAAGCTAAAACTTTTTTGCCTTCATCTCCTTTAAAGACATTAGCAAAATGTTTATTTAAGATTTCTTCATCTCTTTCAGTTCTTACATAACCATCTATACTATTTGCTACTTTGGGCTTTTCTTTCTTAAGATCTTTCCAAGCCATATTATGCTCCTGGTGGAGCTTCACCCTCCTCTGGTGCAGCACTTAGTTGTTGTAAACGGTTAACCAACTCTTGCTGTTCTTGTTCATTTCTAATTAGCTTCTCTGGTAAGTTCATTTTTTCAGCTAAATATTTTGCAGTTTCATTTTGATCCACAATTAAATTAATCATTTGTGGGCCAAATGTTCCTGCAATTATTTCGTTGAATCTAGTCACATCAGCAACATCTTGTAAATGTTGTGCTTGTGCTAAAGGTGAACGAGCAGCTATTTTAACTTCCCTACCGTTTACTTTAGGGATTTCTATTCTACCCTGTTTGGATAAAATTCTAATTATTCTTTTTAATAATGGAGCTATTAATTCAGATTGTAGTCTACCAAAAGAAGCACCAATCTGTCTTGATAGATCTGCCATTCTTTCAGAAACTTCGGTAGCAGTCATAGGTGTTCCTTCAGGTCTACCTAATGCTTCCATGTATAATG